TCGTATGTTAATAACTTCTTTAAATTTCGTATCAGCCTTTAATCCGCCCAACAACGCTTTGAATTTATACCAGTGCAGTTTTCCTTGTTGCTCGATTAGATCGATCCCGTAGTCCTGCATAAAACTGGCATAGATGTATTCAGCATCTTGTTTCAAAGAATAGACCTCTTCTTCTTTCTTCTCAGGCATCGGATCACCCGCGATATCCACTGCTGGATCCGTTTTTTTTCCTTGCGCAATTGCCTGTTCAAAGATTGTTCGGAACAACTCCGCTTTCTTTTCAAGGTCGTAATCTAATTCAACACCTAAGAGCATGTATAATCCGATTTCGACCTTCGTTATATCATCCAGTTCATTATCATTTAGCATGTCAATCAACCGAATAACGTTATCAAAACTCATATCTAGTTCGTATGTTTGCCCGTCAATTTCTACAACGTCATCTATCGGGTAAGCAAGTGAAAACAATTGTTTCACCTACTTCTTTTTGCGAATATACTTTTGCGCCTTTTCCATCTGCGATTGAGAAAAACCCATTCCTTGCAATTCTTCCTCAATCCCTCTAACGACTTGTTCAAAGTATTTCATACAAACGATAACAGAAGGTGAAAGTTCGTAAATCTTTTCAAACGCACCTTCTCCAAGGATTAGTGTATACCCTTGACGCAACACGTCTTTTGTTTGTTCCAGTGCCTTCTCGTCATTTTTGTCCGCTTCGATGTTTTCTAATTCCTTTTGTACCTTATCAGCGTTTTTTCTAAGCTCAACAATCGATTCATCCGTTACGTCAAATTTAAATTTCAAATCCCCAATTTCAACAGGAATAAACGTCTTTTCTGTTTGAATTTTAATCGCCACATTATCCCTCCTAAAAAATATGTAAGGGTAGGATAGACCTACCCCTCTACTCCACCGCCGCCATTTCCGTCACCGGGTGTGATGTCCGGCTTTCTGTCCCATGCAATTGTGCAGTTGAAGGTTGCGTATTCCGTTGCCTCCCCGCCCGTCACTGCAATGTCAGTTACTGTTGCACGCCCTTCAAGCGTATCCCCGTTAGTGCGCACTTGCTTGAACATGATTTTCCGGCCTTCGCCTGTCTCAAACTCAAGGCTTTTGATAAAGGACATCGCTTCGTCGTCGTCGTCATAAAACCCTTCAAACGTATATGTTTTAGCAACACTCATCACGTCTGTTTCCGGTGTTCCGTCACCATCATAGTAGCCTGTACTTTCCGTTTCTTCTTCTGAATCATCCGTGACCGTAGACACCCACTTCGCCAAACGTTTATAGTCCGGCTCTGTAATTTCATCTTCAGGAATCGCTGCAACGTAATATTCCGTCAGAGCGTTCTTTTGTCTTGCCATCTAAGCCACCCCTTCATAAATCGTAATTTTTGCCGATATCGACAATTGATAAATAAAATAACCGTCCTCATCTTGCATCACGAGGGACGGTAAGGATTGTGTTGTAATGCGTTGAAAATCATAGCTGCCGTTATCACTTGGTAGATCATCAAGATTTTCTAACGTTTGATAGATTGTCGTCAGTGCGTTAAAACAGTCTAATTGGTTTCTACTTTTCGCGTTAACTTGCACTTGATAATCTTTGTCGCGCACACCGTCAAAATATATTGTTTCCTCGCCGCCCGGCATTGCCATGATGGATAAACTCTCACCCGCACCAAGCAAACCGACGGTACAACGGGCGAATAAATCGAGGCTGTTGATTTTATCATTCAACCTGTTCATAAAATCTAATTCCATATCACTTCATCGCCTTCTCCGTGATTCTCTCCCACGATCTCAAGTGAATTGATTTTGCTTTTTCATCCCATTTTGGCCCTGTACCCGGCGTGGTGAATTTTGCGCCATAGTTGTAGTACTGCCGTCTGGCGTAAGGAACGTTCCAAACGATAGACTTGTTGTCCGACGATACCGTCGATTGGTTACGCAAGTCTCCAGTCAAAAGTGGTGCATATCGGTTACTATCTGCATGAACCTGATTCGCTAGAGCGTATTGCCCTAGCTTAGTCATCTGCGAAACCCGTTTGGGGATACCTTTTAAATCTTTTTTCACATTCACTCTTACGGCCATCAGATCACCTCTAATTCATAGTGTCTGACCTCGTTTTTGTCGGGATAATAGCACGGCACAACTTTTTTAAGTGTCAATTCCCTGTCGTTAAACGTAATTTTCGATTCCTCTTTAAACTCAGGGATAGGACTGCTGTTTGTTGCGTCAACGAATATCACACCATCGGCAAGTATCTTCGTCTGTGTCGTGTCTCTACTAAACACGGAACTATCATCATAGCGCACATAGTTGATCGTAATGGGCTCATCGTACTTAGGATTACTCCAATCGTCCTTTCCGGCATAGCCTTCATATTTGATCGAATGGATGAGCCATCTTTTCGGTAACGGTCTGACACGCATTTAAACCACCCTCACGCCGCGATAGAGAAGCCCAGTCCCGCTCAGATACATAAATACATCATCAGACACAATATTCGCTTGTGCGTCCTCCTGAGAACCTCCACGGTATCCTCGTGATACTGTAGTACGCCCAATCGTTACGGTAGAGGGTTCTTTTAAACCGTGTGAAGACGTTGCGCCCATCTCGTGGAAGTATTCGATCTGTGCAGCGACGGCTTTTTGGAACCTTCCCCGACGGAACTCAACATCATCCTCAATGTCATTAAACACATAAAAATCACGAGTGACGCTGTTTAGTACGTCACTCGCTTTCGGTAGCAATCTATCAAACTCTGTTTTCTCGATCTCAGCAAAACCTAACTGGATGTATTCGTCATACGTTAGATAGTCCATCTAATCACCTACACTTCAGGCCAAGGCACTCTAATTTCGGTGCTATCAGTCATGTGAAAGACAAGCTCATTCGTTTCCGCATCAAACGTGATATTGTCAACGCCACGACCGTCAGCCCCATCTACTCCTGCTGGGCCTTGTGGGCCTTGTTCCCCTTGAGGACCCTCCGGCCCTTGCGGCCCCTGCGGACCTTGAGGCCCTCTCAGATTTCCAATGATGTTCCATGTGCCGTTTTGGTTTTGGTAGAAGTCGCCGCTATCAGTATCAAGGTACACATCTCCCGGCGCTCCCAGTGATGCGTCTGGCGCTCCTTCACCAAAATGAAATCTCATGCTCGAACCACCTCCGCCGCCACCGCTTTGTAGCAATTCTACGATGTTGTAGAGTTGCCCGTCCTCACCAATCACTCTACCACTTCGTGCGGGGTATTTTTCGATGTCATAAGCCATGCAATCACCTCAAAGAAGAAAGCACCCTACTGAGAGGATGCTCTCTTCGTCTTTTTAGGCTTCTCTTTTACCTCTTCATATCCCTGCAATCGCAACTCGTTTTCCTCACGCGGGTCATTCGTTCGGATAATCACGTTCCCTTTTTTGAATTTCTTCATGACGTGACCTCCTTATCAATTTACCATCTTGGAATCTACAAATTTATAGTTTCGTACCATTCTCACTATGTTCCCTTCTTCACCTGCATCAAGAACATAGCCTACGCTATGAAGATAGGTCGAATTATGAACGATAATCCTACCATCTTCGTCAGCGTATACGTTGTCCCCCGGGGCTACCTTCTCGCCAGCTTCAACTCTCCAGATTTGACTACCCGTGATTGTCACAGTGACTTCTTGCCCATCCTCAAGTGGCTTGGTCGAAACAAAGTCAACGGGAGTACCGCCCTTTGAAGGAAGTTTGATTCTCATCGTTTCGCCGTCTTCACTATTAATAAGCCACAACAGCCGATAGGCAGGAATGTCTCCCTCCACTATAGCTTGAACTTGAACGCTCATTCTTTGTCATCTCCTATCCTTCCACTGCGGCCTCGTGGGAGACCACAATGCCGTCAGCTTTGTTCTTCATCACAAAAAGGTCATGATACATGCGGTTCTGATACAGATACCCATCACCTTGCGTATGCTGACCGGGTTGGAACAAGTAAATGCTGTTCAGCTTCGTTTTAGCGACGATTGCACCACGATAAACGATGACCCAGTTCAAAGAAAGACCTGTTGCTGTAAATCCGCTCGTGAAGTCGTGTTCTGAGCTGAAACGTTCGGTGTCCCATACCTCGACAAGTTGCACGCCATCAAGAGACGTAACACGGGTTTCAATTGC